AGAGTTTTGGAAGAAACACTTTGGTAGAGGTTGGGAAGATAATATGCAACTCAACATGGATTTAATATACTTAAGGAGAACACTCAATGATCGCTATGATATCCGAACAGGACGAAGAGCTATTAAAGAATTACAACATAAAGGTGGAAAGGAATTGGAATCACCCCGACGAGTATCAAGCGACGTTCGTGAAGGGTTGGGTGAATGTAATGACAACAGGGGAGACGAGAGAACAAGCAGTATATAGACTGAAAGAAATGTTAGCAGGTGAAATCTTAATTAACAATCCTAAGTTAAGTGTTGAAGCTGCTTTCGAACAATTAATAATGTGTAACAAGCTAGGAGTATAGCGATGGGTAGAATAATTAGAAAAACTAACTGTGATTCATGTGGTTCAACTAATAATAAATGTGAATACGATGACGGATCTACATGGTGTTTCACCCCAGACTGTGAAGGTAATAAAAAGGCATTTAATAATAAAGAAGAAAGTGTTGTTGTACCAATAAAGTCTTTACCCTTTGGTACATCAGCTGAACGCAATATATCTAGTAAGATATGTGAGATGTTTGGTGTTAAGCGAGAAGTATCTTCATCAGGAGGTACTAGCGCAGTATACTATCCTTACTATGAAAACAATGTAGTAGTTGGTAGTAAGAAAAGATTGTTCCCTAAAGACTTTAGAGTAGAAGGTAAATTACCTCTTACTTTATTCGGTCAGAACATCTTTTCAGGTGGTGGCAAGCGTATTGTTATCACTGAAGGTGAAGAAGATACACTAGCAGTAGCTGAAGCATATAGTAAGTATAGCACAGGTGTAGTCTATCCTGTAGTATCAATACCTTCTGCTTCTAATTTAAAGGCTGTGGTAGAGAACAGAGATTACTTAAGATCATTTGAAGAAGTAATATTGTTTATAGATACAGACGAAGCAGGTAAAATAGCTGTGGATAAGTTGGCTAATGCTATTGGCTTTGATAAAGTAAAGGTAGCTAAGACACAACACAAAGATGCTTCAGAAGCTTTAACTGAATCAGGTCACATGATACTATTAAGAGGTATATGGGATGCCCAACAATATAGTCCTCAAGGTATTCTTACTGGTGAAGACTTATGGGGTAAACTAATAGAGTATAATGATATTGAATCTTTACCTTACCCGGAATGCTTCTCAGGTTTAAATGATAAGATTAAAGGTATGAGGCTAGGTGAAATAAGTCTATGGGTTTCAGGTACAGGTGCAGGTAAGTCTACTATGCTCAGAGAAATAGTATTAGATATTATTGATAAGACAAATGATAAAGTAGGTATTATAGCTTTGGAAGAAAGCCCCGCTGAAACCACACGTAAGCTTGCAGGTATGGTAATAAATAAAAATCCTGCTGCAGATAAAATAGAGTTAGATGAACTCAGAGTAGGCTTTGATAAGTTTAAAGATAGAGTATTAGTGTTAGATCACTGTGGTTCTATGGCTAATGGTATTATATCTCAGCTAGAATACATGGCACTATCTGGTTGTAAGTACTTGTTTATCGATCACATAACTATACTAGTATCTGAAGGTTCCGATGGACTAACGGGTAACGAAGCTATAGATAAAGTAATGAATGATCTACTAAGAATAACTAAACAACATAACGTTTGGATAGGCTTAGTGTCTCACTTACGTAAGATGTCTACTACAGGTCAATCATTTGAAGAAGGTAGATTACCTACTGTAGATGATATACGTGGTTCTGGTTCTATCAAACAAATATCACATGACATACTAGCATTTGCTCGTAATATAACTGCAGATCAAGAAGAAGAAAGAAACACAATTAAACTTTCAGTATTAAAATCAAGATATACTGGTAAGACAGGTCCAGCAGGCACTTGTAAGTTTGATTATGATACAGGTAGATTACAAGATGGATTGTATGATGATATGTTGGACGGCCTTAATCTATAATTGAAGTCCATTATTAAAAGGGAATACCCAATGGAAGATAACATGAAAGACCCTCTGAATGAAGTGGTGGATTATCTAATAACTAAAGTTTCTAGTGTAAATATGAATAACCCTAAAGCAAATAAGGGTGCTCAGATATTACGTACTATAACTAGCTTTAAAGAAAGCTTACCTAATATAGTACAAGTAGCTTTCGATAAGATGTCCTCTAACTTTACAAGAGAATATCCTGAACAACCCATAGGTCTAGCTAAAGTTACACAAGTAAGTACGGGTATTGGTGAACATGTATTCACTAAATACTTTAACGCTAAGTGTAGCTTTCACCAGTCAATAAGAACAGGTGATCTCGTGCTAGAAGCCTATGTACAATCAGGTTTTATTACTGTTAAGAGAGCAGAAGGCTTTGGTGCATACAATGCACAAGCACCTTATATGATTGAACCAACTTCTCGTTGGGAAGAGATAGGTGAGTTTAAGCTTATCGAGAGTAAAGGATTACTCGTATATACAGTAGATGAAATACCTGAAGACATAAGTAATATAATGCAACCTAAGAATTATCCCTTAATAAAACGATGGGGTATCTCTGCCCCTCAAGAGCAGAAGGATGCATTCAATAATACTTATATTAACTCTGCCTTTGTTCGTGCAGTAAATAACTTACAACAAACTTCATGGAAAATAAATCCTAAAGTATTATCTGTATTAATAGATAAGCTTGAAGATATACTACCAGAAGATACTCCAATGTATGAACATGCTATACCTAAGTCAGTGCTTAAGACTGCATATGAGAAGTATCAAAAGAAACCCTCATCTATTAATAAGCAAGCGTATAATACTATAGCTAAAGAATGGGAAAAGACGTTAAGACCTTTACAGGTAAGAGCTAAACGTGCAGAGATAAAGACTACTCTAGGTAAAGCTAAACAACTAGCTGAATGGCCTAAGTTTTACTCACTAGTAGATCTAGATTACAGAGGTAGAGTGTACTATAAAGAACCTTATATGAACTATCAAGGTAACGATATGGCTAGAGGCTTAATGTCCTTCAGTGAATCAAGACTAATAGATAGTGAAGGTAAGAGAGCTTTAGCTATACATACTGCTAACTCATATAATGAAAAGTATGACGTAGATAAGATACCTGGTTGGGTAGAAGAAGACTACTATAATATGTTAAACAAAGAAGGCATAGATACTATAAGTGTAGATAAGTTTTCACTTGAAGATAGAATAAACTGGTTTAATAATAACTGGGATCTCATTGAAGACACTGCTAATAAAGGTATACTACATAATTGTGAAAAACCTGTGGTGTTCTTAGCTTGTTGTTTAGAATGGTGTGATATAGCAGACATGGAAGATGCAGGTGAAATGCCTACATCAAGTATACCTGTAGCTATTGATGGTACTTGTAACGGATATCAACACTCAGCTGCACTATCTAGAGATAACAAGACAGGTAACTTAGTAGCACTACAAGATAGTGAAGTGCCACATGACTTGTATGTTAAGGTAGCTCAAAAGATAGTAGAGTTAGCACCTGAATTCTTTGTAAACAGACCTATGTCTTATGCAGAGATACGTAAGTTAATCTCTAAGAGAGCTACAATGACAAGAGCCTACTCTGCAGGTGCACAAACAATAGCGGAGTCTATGTACTCTGATTGTGTACAAGCTGGTGCTGATGAACAATATAATATAACTCAAATTGATTGTGATGAATTAGCTCCACATATACTTAAGGCTATTGAACATGTATGTCCTGGGTCCCAGACAACAATGAAGTTCCTACAAGACTTAGCGCAATGGGAGCTAGGTACTTTCGAGTATCAAGACCCTGATGGTAAAAAGATATCTAACTCTGCTATAAGTAAGTTAAAGAAAGAAGCCCGACAAGCTAACAAAGAACAAAGAGCTAATCCTACTGTAGAAAACACACTAGCTTTAAACAAGATTAACTCTAAGTTAGCTGAATGTAAACTAGTGTTAGTTAAAGGTTATGCGGGTGATGATATTAGATGGATGACTAAGTCAGGATTCCCTGTAATATACAAGGTTAATGCTACACGACAAGACACTTGTAAGTCTACCTTACGAGGAGTAATTGGTGGCGCATCTAAACAACCAGGACGTATTAACCATGTAGCTAAGATATACTTAGATACAACAAACAGAAGAGAAGCTAGCGCAGGTATCTCTCCTAACTACATTCATTCACAGGATGCTACTCACATGGCATTAGTGATAGATAAATTCGGTATCAACTTCGGAGCAGTACATGATAGCTTTAGTTGCCATGCCTCTGATGTTGAATTATTAAAACAAATAACACAAGAAAAATTCGTTGAAATGTACAGCAACGATAACCCCTTGGAAGCAGTTAAAGATTGTATAACACATAACAACTGCACCATAGAAGTACCAAAGCTCGGTGACCTAGATATATTCGAAGTCATTGGTTCACGTAACTTCTTTTCATAGGTGAAACATGACAAACAAAACACATTACAATTGGTTTGCTTTGCGTGATCGGTACTTACTTAGTAAAAATAAACAACCACTAATGACTGATGAACGCTACTGTGAGATCGAAGGTATTGATCCAGATACCTACGCATACAACAGAGAAAACATGCGTAATTATTTTATTAGTAAACAAGATGATGCCACTATAGGTGCAGAACAGTATGATCTATTCTTAGCACACAACGGTATCTTAGAAACAAAGGAAGAAGAACATGGAAAACAAACCAAAGAAGTCTTATAATATCGGTGCAGAGATGTATAGACAAGGAATAATTCCTATGGAATCAGAAATGAATATGGATGATATGGAATTAGTAGAAGAGTTAGATTTAAGTCCTAGCTTAGCTTACACACCTAGTATTAACAAAGCTGCAGCTGAAGCACAACGTCAACGTAACATTAGAAACGGTATGACGGAAGGACTTACTAAAAGCAAAGCAATAAAAGTAGCTGATAAAGCTTATAACGAAGCTAGAAAGCTAGCTAGAAAAATAATAAGATAAAATAAAATTACCCCCAAAGTACTATTATGTACTATGGGGGTATTTAAGTTTAAGCAGGCACCATATGAGTTATCTCATTAGATGCTCCTACTAATTGATTAATTACATTATTATCAGATGAAGAATTTCTAGTCATAGTGTTAAGTAAACCACTTGTTGTTAAAGTAGATCCTTCACCATACTGAACATTATGTCTAGCCATACTATTTTTAGATGGTTTAATATCAAAAGGTAATTTTCTGTAAGCTGCTTTTAAAGATGGATGAGCTTGTTCACCTCTATATAATAAACCAGAACTACCTCTCATTATATCTACTAAAGCAAGAAGATCTTTCCCCTCAACTCTATTAAATTCCCTATCTTTAGCATTAGCTTCAGTAGGAGGTAACCAACCATGATTACCTGCAGCCTCTAATATAGCTTTATTTCTTAGATTACCTTTAATAACACCTTTTCTTTTAGATTCACTTCTAGCTAACTGATAAGGTTCAAACATAGTAGAGGTTCTATTATTGTCTATAGATAAATCAGGATCTTCTACTATAGCTTGAGAATCTGCACCATAAACATTATCATACATCTTATCAAAGTAACCAGTAAGCCCATGGAAAGAATTATTATTGTTCTCTTCACCTAAGAATCTCGTTCCTATATTAGCTCCTGTTTTACCGTATTTATCTTTAACTTCATTTAATCTTTCGTTATAAGTGTTAACTACTTTAGACATCATACTTGGAGCTTGTGCAGCAAAAGCTGGTATAGCTATGTTGTTATAAGCATTTATAGCTAACAAGTGACCTTCTGCTCCTGTTATTAAAGCATCATGTATAGCAATAGCTTGTACTGGGTTACCTTTAAATCCACCATCCGGACTATTCATAGCTAACATAGCTAAAGTCATTATAGTAGAGTCTCCACCTTGTATAACATCAACAGGCCAGGAGTTTCTTTGTTTAGTTCCAGGTCTATACTGGTAAAGCTCTTCACCTTCTAACCTAGCATCAGCTGCTCCTGCGTAGTCTGTTTGAATAGTACCTCTAGGTATATTCATACCTGCTATTCTATCTGTTTTAATATTAAGGCCATCTACTACTTGATCATTAACACTTCTCTCTAACTCTGGAGAAATATTACTTGCAGATAATTGTTGAGTACCTCCAAACATATTAGTTATAGTAGAAGGAGCATTAATAGCTGCCATAGCAGTACCTAAAGCTCTCATAGCAGTTTGATAACCATTAAGTTTACTCATGTGTTTTTCCATAGAGTAAGTATACAGGTCTGTCATATCATTAAGCATACGCATATTATCACCTGCATACGTTGCTCTTACTTCAGCCCAAGCTTCATTTAATTTAGGATTATTAACTGCTGCTTTATTTATTTTGCTAAAGAAATCCTCGGCTTCTGAATACATTTTTTGAGCTATTTTACCATAAAGACCTGCCACAACAAGCCCTCTAGAATAATCTTTAGCAGCACCAACTTTTCCTCTTGCTTCAGTTAAAGAATTAAATAAATCAGCCCAAACTTGTTTATAAGGACCATCATCTACTGAAGAAAAAGTCAGTTCAATATCTTGATCTATACTGTTATATATCTGTTCACGTAAGCTTCCGTGCATTTCTTTATTATCATCTAATATATCTGGAATCAAACCTAAGATTTCTGCACTACCACTATCACCTATAATAATAGATATTAAACCTGCGTTAGACTGTCTAGCATCAGACTCCATCATGTTTTGTAATCTAATATGTTGACCTTGAGGTGTAACTGATATTTGATATGCATCTATTAATACAGAACTTGGATATTGCCATTCACCTTTTTCTGTCATCCAAGGATTATTACTTGCAAAATCATCTAACGTATTATTGTTATTAGAATCTATTAATTGTTTACCTAAGACAGAGGCTTTACTTAAATTATTAGAACCAAAGTTAATATAATCTAAAGGAACCCATTTAGATAAAGGTTTATTATTTAAATTACTTCTAGAGAAATTTTTTGCAGAAGCAGGATCAATATGCTTTGCCATTTGTGCACCAAGATTATAATAGAAATTAAGAGCTTGATATTTAGCAGGATCACTAGACTTAAGGTTATACAACTTTCTTTGTATTGCTTGCCCACGAGAAATACCTTTAAGCCCTTTAGTTTCAAGGTATATTTTTCTAGCCTCACTAACTACTGCAGGTGCACCTAAAGACCACAACCCTGAATTATTATCTATTCTAATAGGTTGTGTTCCTTCAAAATTAAAAGAAGTTCTTGTAGTACCTTTCTGATTCATAATACTAAGGTTATTAGATATATGGAAGTATCTTAAGGTAGCAGGAGATTGTTTAGTTATTAAATAGCTAGGCATGTTTTCAGTAGACCTAACTTGTATATCATCCATTTCCTTTTTTAATTGACCCATTTTTTGCTGTATTATTTTTTGAGCCTTTTCATTTCCGTGTTTCTTAATTAACTTCTCTTTATAAACAGGGTCTAACTCAGATAGTGTGCTTTGAAAAGGACTATTATTATCAATTCCTTTTGTTAAACTACTATACATTTTTTGTTGCATAGAATAAAGTACAGGGTTAACACCAATAGGTATACTTCCTTGTAATTGCATAAAAGTCTCAGCAGCATTTGTAGATTTAACAGATCCTTTTTTATCCATAAAAACTTTTTTTACTGCATCACTTAATACGCTTTCAGTCATCGCAGGAAACTTAGGTGCTTTAAGACTAGTAATAACTGAACTTCTGCTAGACACATCATACACATTAGCTATTTTTGCAGCTGAAGCCATATTAAGAGTTAATTGATCACCTAGTAAAGGTATTACTTTACCCTTTTTACTTCTAGCCCACTTAATTTGACCTTGATCTGTAAGATCTTTAATGAAGGTCATAGCGTTATCTCTAGTTCTTTGTACATCAAATGAACTAGGTGTTTGTCCTTCAGGTGTAGATAACCTAATCATATCATCAGTAACAGAAGTTACCATTTGATTTAACATAGGTTCTCCAGATTCAAATACTTCTTTAACTGGATTATCAATTCTATTTTTTAAAGGTATTTCTTTTTCTGCACCAATATCTGTATCATAATCATCCATAAAGTCTGTCTTAGCATCTTCTATGGTATTCATAGTATTTAAAAATTTTCTATTATTTATACCATGTAGTAAATTAGCACCAGCTACAGTAAGAATAGGTTGTGTAGATACTCTAGCTTCTTCTTGTAAAGGAGCAACATTACCTAATTGCTCTGCCCAAGCAGAACCTTTCACGTTAAATCTATTAACTAAAGTATTACCAAAATTAATAAGAGCAGCAGCATCATCTGCATCATAATTTATTTTTTGTAAATTATTTTCTGGAGCTGCTACAGACTCTACTTGTTCTTGTAAAGAAGTTTTTAAAATACCTTGACTTGGTTCTCCTCTTTCATTAAACATCGAAGGAGGGGTACTTGGTGTAGCTATTTGTGCCTCAGTAGATCTGTTATATTCTTGTTGATTACTTATTATTTGTTCAGGAGTAAGTAAAGCTTGTTGTTCTACTCCTACATTATCTGTAGGTGTATTTGCAACCAAGGCACCTACTCCAGCACTTTGAGGTGCTACAGCAGGTACTTCATTACTAAGATTAATATTATCCATAATGTCATCTGTACTACCATATACTGGTTGTGCTAGATTTTGTTGTATATTAGGATTATATTTTGGTTGTACGGGCTTTCCATCTGTCGGAAGCCCAACTTGTTGTTGTATATTCAACATTTTATTTTATCTCTCTTTATTAGCTTTGTTTAACAATTCTATTAATGGATCTTTAGTTACAGAAAGGCTACCTATAAACGGTAACATTCCTACTGCTCTTTCAGCAGATCTTTCCCCTCCAGCATTGAAGGCTTTTATATCTGATTGCATAACACCTAATGAAGGTGCTATTCCAGCTGCTTCTAAGGTACTAGCCATTATAGCATTGTCCCCGTCTACTGCAGCTTTAGCTCCTTTACTCCATATACTATTTAACTCTTCTAACAATAACTCAGGTGTACCTAAGAAACCAGTATAGTTAATTGCTCTATAAGTAGCTGATCTGAAAAATTCTTCATCTTCATCTTCAATCCACTCAGGAGTCTCACCATAAGTAACCATATCTTTAAATGCTTGAGCTAAGTAAGCAGTCATAACAATAGTTATAACAGAACTAAAGGTATTATAAGAAGTACCTGGAGGTGCTGTCTTAATATAATTGTTCCATAGATTAGGGGTTATATTAGCTGTAACGTGAGCTAAAAACCTTTTAAATTGACTGAAAGGTCTAAACACTTCAGATTCAAATATAGCTGGCGTAGAACCTGGTTGAGGTCTTGCTGAGAATTCATCAGTAAAGTTTATTTGAGCCAACCTTATTTGTTCTGACAAGAAAGAAGCATCATCAATATTTTTACCTGTTGCTTCTATAATATCTTCGTTTAAGTCACCATACTTTTTAATCATAGTAATTAATTTATCTGGATCTAAACCGTAACTATTAAGTCTATCTCTAGACCAACGACCTGTGTCAGATATTGTACCTGCTTCTGTATCTACTCTTACTTTCTCTAATAATTTACTTACAGAGTCTAAAGCAAAACTCATACGAGCTCCACGTATAGCATTAGTTTGTGCTGATACTAAGTTAAGCTTATAAAATATCTTCATAGTCTTTTGCATAAAAGGAGAAGAAGTGTTAACACCTTCTGTATACAAGATATCGTTAGCAGTAACAACATGACCTGATTCTATTAACCTAGCTAAATCTTTATTACCTAGATCTCTAACATCTATAGGTGTATAAGGTAAACCTAGTTCTGCTGGAACAGAGTAATAGTCCGCAGTAACACCTTGTAAGAAAGCTTTAGTTGCTCTACCTAAATATTTTACTTTATCTTTACCAGATAAACCTATCGTACCATAAAACATTTCACCCACGTTAGCAAAAGCATTCATGTCCATAAGTCTTAAAGTAGTAGTAGTAATTAAAGTGTTATTTACTGCTCTTAAATAAGGATTATCTACTTTCTGATAGCTCTTTTTATAGATAGACATAAGATTAGTTGACCAAGCTGTAAGATCGTTAAAAGTATTTTCATCAATTTCACCTTCAAACTTAGCTTGATTTAATAAATAAGCTATACTTGAACCATCTCTACCAAATCTATCTGTTAAAACAGAATCAGATATAATTCTATCTGCTGTATTTATTATTGCAGATAAAGTATTTTTTGTTTCATACTTATCTCTGAATGATTTAGTATTAGCTAAAGGTGTACTACGTAACATTTGTAAGTCTTGTAATTGAGAATTATTATTTTTAATCCCATCAGCAATAGTTGTTGCATACTCTCTACTTATATTAATTCTATTAGAACCTAGTTGAGCTGGCTGACCTATCAAGTCATTAATAAAAGATTCATCTATCGTTTTAGAGTCGAAAGAATTTAGTGCAAGTAAAGCACCTTCCTCTCTTATTTGTTTAGCAGTTATTAAACCACTATCACCTGCTTGTTCTACTAGTCCAGCAACCACATCAGATACATAATCTATATCGTCACTCAATTTTTGTTTAGCATCTACTTGTTCTTTAGTTAGTAAAGAATTATCTGTTTGTAATATAGTTTCAAACTCAGATATATTCTTAACATTTAAAGATTTAAATGCTGCATTAAGAGAAGGTAGTTTGTTAGTTATTTGTCCTCTTTGATAATCAATTTCAGAGTTAACATTAGTTCCTATAAATATAGCATCTCTATTTATTAAGCCCATAATAGTTTGTATATTATTATTGGCCTCTCCATTTTCTTTAAATGCATACTTATTTAATTTTCTATCTGTAGCTCTAAAAGCAGACATAGGGTCTTTTAAAAACCCTTTAAAACTTTTCTTAACATTTTGTTTAGTTGTTAAAGGAGTACTACTAAGTCCTTGTGTATTTTCTCCTTCTGCTTTCCTTCTTATTTCTTTAGATACAGCCTGAACTGATTTTTTATCTCCACCTGATCTCTGTCGTTGATACTCTTCTATCTTACTAATAACATTACGTTTGTTAGTCTCAGGCGAATATTGAGCTATGATAGCATTAACATCATTTAATGTTTCTAATCCACCAGTAACTCTTCCTTGCATTGCAGCATCAAAAGTTCCACCAACAAGACCACCAGCTGCAGCGTTACGAGTAACATCTTTGGCTAACTCAGTCCAGTTAATTGTTTCAGAAGTTAATGCGGCTACACCACCTTGAGCTATTATTTCTTGTAAGCCTTCAGTAACAGCCTCCCTGCCTGCAGCTCTAACAGAAGTTCTAACAAAGCTTTCAAAGCCTTGTCGTTGTAACATTTGTTTTTGTGCAAATTCTTGTAGTGTTTTACCAGTACTATTTAAAGTGTTAGCCATATGCTTCTTAAGTTGAGATTCAGCTAATTCTTTTGATATACCTTTTTCGTCTACTATAGACTGTACAAACAAGTCTTTACCTTCCTTAGTAAGAATATTTTTACCTGCAAGTCCAGCACCTTTTAAACCAAATGCATCTACAGTACCTACTGCAAGAGCTAATCCTGCTGCTTGGTGAGGATTCTTTTCTCCTTCAGGCATACTTTGATATATCTGTCCTACTGCTAAAGAGAAACCAACACCAATAGATCCTGTAATACCACCTACTACTGCTCCTGCTGGACCAGCTACAACAGCACCACCTGCTGCACCTGCTTTACCACCAGCATATATTAAAGCTAGTTGAGGTGCAAACTCTATTACTGTTTCTGTTGCCCATTTAAAAGCATCAGCAGGACCTCTTATATCAAAAAGATCTACTGAAGTATTTATACCATTGTATTTTTTATTAACATCATCAGCCCAATCTTCACTCCAATTTTGATAAGACTCACTATTAACTAGGTCACCAGACCATATATTAAAAGTAGCAGCAGAGCTTTCTAGATTAATTATAGAGCGTTTACTAGCATTAACCCAACCAGCAAATGTACCAGGGTTTTCTCTAGCTCTTCTACCTACATTAGCTTCTATCTGTTGTTGTGAACCATAAAAAGGATTATCATAGTTAGTATTTACCTGAAGCATTTCAGAAGCTTTTTTATGTTGTTCTTTAGCTAACTCTCTGGCTTCTTTATCCATGCTAGGATCATTAATAATTCTCTCTAAAGATTTAAGTTCAGCTTTAATAGCGTTACTATAACCTCTTGACCCGAATATTAATTCATCTGAAGTATCAGCCATAGTTCTAAACATAGTAGGGCTTTGAGATACAATGCTTTCTACTACCTCACTTGCTTGCTGATAAGGAGTTAAGGCTTTCTCACTACCATTAAGCCAGGCCATGTCTCTGTTAATACCTCGCTTAAGAATAAGGTCATATTGTTTTTCTTGTACACCTTCACCCAAGTACATTGAAGGTTTAACTATATTTTCTGTTATTAACTTTTCAGAAAACCTTTGTCCAGCTGCATTTTCAAGATCACCTATTTGTCTACCATAAGGATCTTTCTCTCCTGTAATAACTATTTTATTAAAACCTTGAGATTGAGCTAGTTTATTTATTTCTTCAAATTGAGTTGATCCAGCATAAGACCCCGCAGAAAATGTTCCATCAGGAGTTATCTTAGCTGTTTCACCTGCATCTCCAAACCCAAATCTAACACTACCTTTATTACCTGATGCATCAGTATAAGCTACAGTATCTCCATCAATAAGATTACCTGTAACTTCAGTACCATTTAAATCAAATGTAGTAGTGTTAGTTGGTTTGTTAATTAAGTCTATACCTGTAGTAGAGACAACATCAGTTATTTCTGGATTCTTTAAGTCAATCATAGTATGTTGTCTCCTTAGTTTTTATTTTGGTTTATTTGCATAAGCAGTAAGCAATGATAATGCCATAAATGTTGATGGAGCAGAATCTACTTTAGCCTTTTGACTATCATTTAATTCACTATATAATGGTACAGCTTTAATAGTATCTATAGTCATGTCAGGTGTAAACTGAGTTGCAGCTGTATTCATAGTAGTTGTAATTAAATTTCTATCGTTACCTAATATGTCTTGGAAGTCTGAAGTAAAAGATTTAATCTTAGAAGGAGCAACTAACTCTCCGTCTTTACTAATTTTATTTTGATCAAATAAAGTATCGCCACCTACAACTTGCATGTCAATTATAGTTTCAGCATTAATTTTTGTAATACCCATTGACTCAGCTAACTCAGCACCTCTACCTACCATTTGCATTATATCAATTGGATCATCACGTAAACCAAGTTCTCTTTGTTTTCTAGCATAAGCCATAATATCAGCTGTTACACCTTCTTGGCTTCTACCTGAGAATATACCTGCTTCACGATATACATTCTCTTCTTTATCTATACCTTCTCTTTTAAACAATGCGGCAGGCATTTGTTCTACATAAGCTCTTACAGCAGATAAACGAGAAGTATCATCATCTTGGTCTCCTCTTATTCTTAACTGACCCATTTCTGCTGAAGAAATAGGTTTGTAAGTTTCTACTTTCTTACCATCTTTTTCTGTAACAACTTTAGTATAACGATTACCACCAGCACCCTCAAATACTTCTATAGCAGTAGTATAACCTGGTATCATATAAAAATCACCTGCTGCATTAGCATCAATACCTAGTTTACCTCTTGTAGTTTTACTATCAGGTCTAGCCATAAGTGCCTGTGCTTCTACTAGCTTACCTTCTGTAAGTAACTTAGTTATCTTAGAACCTGCTTCAGGAGTATAGTTACCTCTCACTTTAGCAAATGCAGTAAGAGTAGCATCTGCTTTCTTAGAGTTAAGAATATTTCTATTTTCTGCTTGCTTAAGTACAGTTCTACCAGCCCAACGCATAGATCCTTCATGTGAATAACCTGCTGCTCTTGAGGCTAAATAAAAACCTATAGCACGAGTTACATCTGATGTTTCTAAACCAAAGAATGTTTGTAACATACCACCTACTTGTTCTTTAACACTATTAGGTGTATTTTTATTTATCTCATTATTTTCTTGAGAATTAAGGTCTGTATTTTTTCCATTAGGTAAAATAGCTGTAGTATTATCTTTAGGGTCTATTTCTTTAGATTCATCTGCAACAGTAACATTTTCTTTTATTATAGGTACTTCCTTATTAAGATCAAGATTAAGATTGTGTTCTTTATATTTATTAAGATCTTTAGCATATGATTCTTCTGCTCTATTTTTATCTCTTATCTTTTTTCTGTTTTCCCAATCATCTTGAAACACTAAATTTGTTTC